AACGGAACAGATGAATACAGAGGCACGACAAGATCGTTTCCGAATGGTGAAATCCATAGATTTACCAACGGAGGAATCGGCTGTGATGCTGTATTGATTGAGGGCATTAGCAGGGCGAGTTTGCGCGCGCAACCGACACTGCTTGTTGCGCAGCCAGCAGCGCTTTCTGGGATGCTTGATTATAGGCGTCAGTATAGGAAATGTAAGACAAATATGATGCAGTCGCAGTTGCCGTAATTGTTGCAGCAAATGTTGCGCACGTGCTTGTTGCTGTCTGTGAAGATTGGGCGGTAAATGATGTTTGAGCGGCTGGCTCGTTCCCGTCGTATGGACTTTGCGGGAGGTCGGGAAGCAACATGCTGTTTCCGTCCTCCTGAACAAGGCATGGCACGGTTTCTGGCTTTTGTGGCGACCCATGGCTTTTGTCGCTCCATGGATTGATGTACATCTTCACGGCATCCAGTCCCATTTCTCCACACCACTCAATCAAGAAAGAAAATCCACGATCGATGTTGGCGGCATATTTTGACTCACACGAAGCGACCCGAGAGTCCCGATTGACCGACTGCGTGACCAACTTTCTGTACTGGCTGCGGAGGATTCCATATTGAGAAATCTGATCCAGAAATGGTGTTTTGTCGTACTGATAGTCATCCGTGATCGCCATCAGGCGCGTGTTGAGGATGGGAATGTATGCACCTTTGCACCCACGGTATGAAACCTGCACGTCCACCGTGGCGCTGACTTGGGAGCAATAAATTTCCCCGTAGTCCAGCTCCTTTGGATCGAATCCATCACCAAGAATGGACGTTTCCATCTGGCAGTAAATTCGGTTGTTTCGAGTAGTAGTTGATCCGTCAGGATTAATGCGGAGGTAGCTGTCGTATTGGGTTGGCAAAAAGTTTTCCCAGACAGAGTTGTACGACCCGTTATTGCATGGCGCATAGTCCACGGAAAAGTGGAACAGCCTGTGCTGGTTGTTGATAATGCCAGAGGCCCATTCAATTGGACGCGTTCCATTCCACACGCCGCACCACGCCGGTATGCGACCCTCGTTCCACTCGCTTGCCGGAGCGTAATCGAGCACCATTGTTTCGCTCGGGAGGTTTTCAAGATATGGGATCGAAAAGAGTAGATAGTTCTCAAAAGATGCTCCGCAAATGCTTGTGACATCGGCAGGGGTCATTGCCTTGATGCGGTTCATCTCTGAGTCTTTATATAGCACCTGAGACGAGAGGTAGGCTGCGGCTGCAACGTCTGCAGAAACCAGTCCACCAAGAGAATACCACCACAGCATACCAGCTTGGAATGCAAGGCTTTTTCCCGCAATGCATCCCACTGTTGGGTAAAGAACGCTCTGGAAGTTCGATGTGGTTGCCCATTGCGTGCGATCCAAAATGCCGCTTTGAAGCATTTCCGTCTTTCGATCGGTAAAGACCATCATTGCCTCATTGTTGTTCTGCGAGACATACCCCTGCATCCCTGTAATCGGGCGCGGAAAGCTGAACGACCCCCTGCCAGCCCCGGTCTGCCACTCAGTCCATCCAAGAGGATCTGCCAAGTCAGATGCAATAACAATGTTCCCGCTGGCGACCCAGAGCCTGTTCCCTGAATACTCCATCCAGTATCCCACGGGCATTGTGGTAGCCACGGCCCCGCTCGTATTGCTTCCGTCCCAATAGACAGGCTGATTGATTCCATCCTGCACAACGATAATGTTGTAGCTGGGCGTGATCTGCGTGGAAGAATTTATGCCCGAGGAGGTTGTAGCGCTTTTTGTGGCCAGCTTGAAAACCACCTCTTGTTGAGTTGGATCGAGCTGAATGTCTTGAAGTCGAAACTTTTCCCAGTCCTTTGGCTGCTCTAGCGGGAATGGCGCAAAATAGATATTCCCATCAACGGCAAAAACCAGATAGTCCAACTCAGATTTATTGGATGTCGTTCCGTCGTAATTGTAGATCGTCGCGGCATAGGAGATGGTCGCGCCGCTTGATGTTGAGGTTGTGGCCGAAACAGCCTGCTTATTGGCATTGAAAAACGCACCGCCCTGAAGGTTTCCCGGGGGAAGCGAGAGGCGCTGGGCTTGTCCGGGTCGCGTCTGGGCAAGTCCTCCTCGAACCGTCAGATTGACGCCAAAGCGAAACTGGTCTTCGGCCATTGTGAACGGACTCCGAAGGGAGTTCATTCCATGAACCCAATTACTCGTGATTTTTTCCGCTCTTCCTAACGATATGGATTCTGACTTCATTGTCTTACGTCATAACAACGCCATAGCCGGGAGCCCAGAACTCGTCCACCTGCACTGCCAACATCGCGTGGCCATCCATGCTGGTCTGCAAGTTTTTCAAATACCCATCGGCACGAGCCCAATACTTTGCCGCCTGATCCGCGAAGTCTTTGTCTTCAAGATCGATGGCGTGGATGGCGCAAATCAAAGCTCTCGATTGTTCGAGCGGGAGGTAGTCGTAAACACTCGTGACCACCGGTGCCTTTGCGCGGTACATGATGCGAGCCCAAGCGCATGGTTTGCCAAGGCGAACGCGGCGGTACTTGGGATTGGTTTCGGAGGGGTGGTACTGACCAATCAGGCACATATCATTGCTGCGGCCATAATCGAAAGCGTAGAGGCTCACGTAGCCCTGTGTCACGGGCTTCTGGACGTGCTGCACGGCCTTCACGAGTGTTGGCGGCGTCACCGCATCCACAAAGAACGTGCTGGCTATTGTGTTTCCGGTCGTAACGTAGCTTAGAAGGCCCGTTGATCCGCCTGCCATTGCCTCGTCGTATGTTGCGTAGAGCGAGAATGAATTGGGGTCGATCCTGCGAACGTAATAGGTGGCTCCAGCAACCAAAGATGGATCAAGAATGTCTCCGGTATTCGGGCGCGGTATGATTGCCGTTCCCGTGGAATACGCAGAGCTTTCTGCGGCTATTGTGGTTGATGCCTGCGCGGTGAATGTATTGACTACATTCATGCTGAGGAGTCCCGTTGGAATTGATGTTAGTGTAACGCCAGTAAGAGAAATGTTCCCACCGTTGAGCTGAAGTGTGTATGGCGTGTTGGCAGCAATCCCACCCGGAAGCGTACCGCCACTTGAAATCGAGAACTGAACAGGCTGTCCATTTTGCAGATACTGAACGCTATCCGGGGATATGAGATTCTGATACGGGCTAGCTACGGCCTGAAGGCGTGCCGCTATGTAGGATTGTCCTGTTCCGATTGCAGTTGACTGCACGATGCCGGTATTTACTGAAGCGGTTGCGCCCGACCCGGCGCCGCCCGTAAATGAGATGGTTGGATTGGTGTATCCCGACCCTGCGCTCGTAATTGTTAGTGCCGTTACCACTCCTGCCGCAACAGTTGCTGTAATAGCAGCCCCCGATCCAGTTGGATCGTTTATGGCTACAGTCGGCGCAGATGTGTAACCAGTTCCTCCCGTAAGAATACTTACGGAATAAATCTGACCTTCGGCCTGTTGGGATGTTGAGAAAAACTCAGCGGTAGTCGTTGTGAGCGGCCTGATATAAAACGGCGTAACGCCGCTGTCGATTGGAGGGGTTGTTGTTGGAAGAAGATAGTCGGTGCCAAAATAAATCTTCGCTCCGCTTGTGAGGCCCGAGAAATTTCCTCCCCAAACATTGCTTGGCGTAACGCCCAGTGGATACGTCACATCGACCGTGAATGATCCGCTTGCGGTGCTGGTTGTTTGAAGCGTAGAACCATCCGCATTGAGAACAGTGAATGTACCCGTGCTTGTATTGAGCGGAGTGGCCGCTATGTATGCAACTCCAGCCTGCATTGGAGACGGAAGCGTTCCTGTCGAAGAAAACTGAAGCGTGACCCCTGTGGATGGCTGAACAGAAACTGCCGGAGCCGACGCATATCCTGTTCCAAGAGCCACGGGGTACACGGCGGTAATTGATCCACCTATGACTTGGCATGTCGCAGTTGCTCCAGAACCACCTCCTCCAGAAATTGTAAGTAATGGAGGATAGAGGTATCCAGACCCGCCGTTGTTGACGGTGTAATTACCAACAAACGATGTGGCAATAGATGCACTCGCGGTTGCTATGCTTCCATACCCTCCCCCTGTGAGTGTTATGGTTGGCGGTGATGTATATCCCGCCCCGCCATCCGTGATGACAATGGACGTGACAACCAACGAGGTTACTATTGCGTATCCAGTAGCCGTCCTTACCGCCTGATTGCTGTTCTCCGGAGGAGTGTATGTGGGTGCTGAAAATGTGACGGTAGGAACGCTATTATAGCTTGTTCCCCCGAACGTCACATTCGTCCCAACCGCCGATCCAGTTACAATAGGAACAATGCTTGCCCCAGACCCAACTGGTGCTGGAATATTTATGCCGGGTGCCGTGATTTGACTGGTTGATCCAACATTGGATGTGGCTGGTATAATTTTTACGATCGA